ATTCTTCGCGAAGCATCTGAACGTCGAAATCGGCGTGGCGCTGCGATCCGATAACTGGACAGGCGCCATGTTCTGGGAGCGGCAAGCAATTACGGGTGGATTGACACTCGAAGCTCTGCTAGAGCGTTCTGATGTTGCTACGGCTGGCATTGACTTCGGACTTACGGACGACTGGTTAGGGCTCGCAATTATTGGGAGGGACAAGGAGACAGGATGGTGGTTGCATTGGGCGCATGCCTGGTGTGCCCCGATCGCGTTTGAGCGGCGTAAATCAGAGGCCGCGAGATGGCACGACTTCGTGCGCGACGGTGATTTGACTGTTGTCGAGCGATCTGGACAAGAAGTGCAGAAAATTATCGATACCATTATGTACTGCGAGGAGTCTGGAATTCTTGGTGATATAGGCGTAGACCGGCACAAAATCGTAGAGATTTACGACGGACTTGTTCTTGCGGGCATAGCGGCCGAACGAATCGTCGCAATAAGCCAGGGCTGGCAGTTGATCGGAGCAATCGCAACTACAGAGCGCAGGCTAGCCGCAGGGACCTTTCATCACGGCGGAACAAAAATGATGGCGTACTGCGTAGGTAACGCAAAGGTGATGGTCAAGGGGAACAACATCATCATAACGAAAGAAATCGCCGGTGCCGCTAAGATCGACCCGCTTATGGCAACCTTCGACGCCGCAGAATTGATGGCGCGCAATCCTGAGGCTCAGGGAAAATCATTTTGGGATACCACGTCGAATGCGCGATCGCCTGACAAAGTTGCTGCCTGACCTCTTGCTGGTGATGGGCGCGGGCGCTGTGACGTATGGCTGTTGGCTCGCGTATGCGCCTGCAGGCTATGTCATCGGCGGCGCGTTGGCGGTTGCGCAAGGATTGGCGCTGGCTAGGGCGCACGCATAATGCTGGCCGAGGCATTCGCTCGCAAGGCGCTGAGCACCTACGACGTATTTCGGGACATCCTACCGCCGAAGTCATCGGCGAGCGGGAAGGCGATCACCAAGACGACGGCGCTGGAAGTCGCGGCGGTGTTCGCATGCTTGCGTGTGCGGGCGAATGGCGTTGCGCAGGTGCCGCTCAAGATCATGCGCGAGAGCGGGGATGGACGGACGCGCCTGCCTGCGAAAGAGCATCCTCTGTATGCGCTTCTGTCGACGAGCCCGAACGGGTGGCAGACATCGTTTGAATATCTCGAAACGTTGTCCTTGCATCTGGATCTATGCGGGCAGCATTACTCGTTCATCAATCGATCGAGCCGCGGCGATGTGCTGGAGTTGATCCCGCTGGAGCCGGGGTCCGTAACCGTAGATCGTGCGGACGATTACACGCTGACCTACCAGGTGCGTGCACAGAATGGCGGTGTGCGGCCATTCCCTGCGTCGACAATCTGGCACGTGCGCGGGCCATCGTGGAATAGCTGGATGGGTCTCGAGTGTGTGCAGCTCGCGCGCGAGGCGATCGGCCTATCGATGGCTCTGGAAGAGCAGCAAGCTCGGATGCAGAAGAACGGCGTGCGCGCTTCTGGGACGTACAGCATCGAAGGCTCATTGAAGTCTGATCAGTTCGCCGCCCTGAAAAAGTGGGTCATGGAAAACAACAGCGGCGCTGAGATCGGCGCCCCGCTGATCCTGGACCGTGGCGCGAAGTGGTTTCAGAACAGCCTGTCTGGAGTCGACGCTGAGACGCTGGACACGAGACGATATCAGGTCGAGGAAATCTGCCGGCACTTCCAGGTTAACCCGATCATGATTTTCGCCGAGAGCAAGAACACGACCTATGCCAGCGCTGAACAAATGTTTCTTGCGCACGTGGTGCATACGCTCGCTCCGACGTATCGTCGGATCGAGCAATCTATCGATGCGAATCTGTTGCGAGCCGATGAACGCAAGGCGGGACTGTATGCGAACTTCGTTGATGCCGGGCTCTTGCGCGGATCGATCACGACGCAGAAGGATGTGATTCTTGGATACGTCAACGGTGGCGTCATGAAGACGAACGAGGGACGCGCGCTGCTTGATATGAACCCGGATGATGACCCAGCGAGCGACAAGCTCCGCGTCCCAGCGAACATCGTTGGCAGCGTGAAGCCTGCTGAGTCGGAGCCTGCCGACGGCGAAGAGGATCGCCAGGAATGGTCGGTCACGCCACTAAAGGCGATGCCGTCGATCGCGTCTATTCCGCTGATGGCTGGCGCGTTCTATTTCCTCCGGCACGCGGAATCTAGCGCGCTTGATACTTTGACCGAGACGGGCGCGGAGCAAGCGGCAGCAGCGGCGCAGAAACTCGGGGGCGCCGGCGTCACGGCGATCTATAGCAGCAACCTCGGGCGTGCACGCGATACTGCGGAGGCGATCGGCCGCGCGCTAGGCGTGCAGGTGACCGTGATTGCGGGGCTGGCTGAACGTCAGTTCGCGGAGCCGTGGGCATCGTTCAGCGACCGTACCGGGCAGGCACTCGCGCAGATACCGGCTGAGGGATTGCCGCTCATTGTCGCGCATGCGGGAACCTATCGCTGGCTCTCGGCGCTTGTCGGTAACGCATCGAGCGCGGAGTCAGTGACCAACGGCGTGCCGATATTGTTTTCTCCAAAAGCAGGAGTTCAAGCATGAACGCATTGAAGACCATCGCAACTTCAGATAGCGAGATCCGCGTCGGCAATTACCTGGTTCTGTTCGGTGGCCGCGACCTAGCTGGCGAGTACTTCACCAAGAACACGCACTTCGACAGCAACTATACGGACCTCGGCATTCTGTACGAAGACTTCGAGCACGGCGTAGACACTGACGACACGGGCAACGATGAAGACAACGTGCTCGGCATCGCTGACTGGAAATCTGCGAAGGTCGATGATAACGGAATCTTCGTTGAGCGCATTCTGAATCGCCGCTCGGAATATATGCAGTATCTGATGCAGCTTATTGACATGGGCGTGATGGGGACTTCAAGCGCTGCCATACGTGGAGCGGTTCGTAAGAAGAGCAGCGGGGAAATCGTGGAGTGGCCATTGATGCGCGACTCGCTCACAGTCACGCCGATGGAGCCGCGTATGGTAACCGGTAATATCCTGACTGCTGTCAAGGCGCTATCCGAGGCGTTCCCGAATTCCAAATCGATCGGGCGCATTATCTCTCGGGGTGCGGCGAAGTCGGTTATCGAATCGATCGGATCATTAAGCGACATGGAGAGCTACCTTCGAGATGTCGGTGGTCTCAGTCGCTCGGAAGCGAAGACGTTGTTGGCACAGATGAAGACCCTTGGTCGGCGTGACGCTGACGAGGGAGGCTTGCAGGACATCGCGGACGCGCTCAAGCGCCGAAGCGAGAAGCAGCTTGCGCAGCGAGACGCTGATGCGGCATTGGCACAGATTGCCGAGGCGCTCAAACGTCGAGGCGCAGCGTTGGCCGCGTAGGCTGACATCACCAGCAAAGGACATCATCATGGAAGTTAAAGACATTGCGGCCCTGATCGAGGATCAGGGGAAAGCGTGGGACGAGTACAAGAGGGCCAACGACGCGCGGCTTGCGGCGATGGAGTCGAAAGGCTATGCGCCGGCAGAGCTGACAGAGACGGTCGAGAAAATCGACAAGCACTTGGCCGACCTCGGAAAGCAGGTGACCGAGGTTGAGAAAAAGGCGGGACGCATCGGCTCAGAGAATCAAGACTCAACGCCAGAGCAAGACGAATACCGCAAGGCGTTCAAACTCTACATGCGCACTGGCGAGGTCGATGCGCGCGCACTCAAGGACCTTGGTCGGAAGGCAATGAATACGTCATCTGATCCGGACGGCGGTTATCTCGTGCTGCCTGAGATGGACATGGCCATTGACCGCGTTGTCGAGACGATGGGCGGGCTCGCGAACCTTGCGGACACTGTCACGATCGGAACTAAGACGTGGGAGAAGCTGGTTAAGGTTTCTGGTATGGCGATGCGTCGCGTATCGGAAGGCGGGACTGGCGGTGAGACGACCGAGCCGACGTACTCCAAGGTTCGCATCGACGTGCACACGGCGGAAGTTGAACCGTGGGTTTTCAACGAAACGCTCGAAGATTCGAGGGTCAACCTTGAGACCGATTTAGCCAACGAAGCAGCGATTGGATTTGCAGAAGGCGCGAATGCCGAATACATATCCGGCGCTGGCGTGAACGGTGCGCGCGGCATCATCGCTCACGACAACGTGCACAACTCTTCGTGGGAGTGGGGCAAGATCGGGTTCATCCGCTCCGGCAAATCCGCGGCGTTTATGTCGGTCGCTCCTGCGGATCGTCTCATTGATCTACAGCACGCGCTCAAATCGCAGTACCGTGCTGGCGCGCAATGGCTCACGAACGATACGACGCTCGGAATCATGCGGCAGATGAAGGACGGCAGCGGCGCGTATTACCTCTGGAATCCAGATCCTGCCGGCGGCTTCGGCGGGCGGTTTCTGGGATCGCCAGTGACCGTCGACGACAACATGCCGGCGCTCGGTGCGGGATCCTACTCGCTAGCGTTCGGGAACTGGATGCGCGCGTACAAGATCGTCAACCGCTCGGGCACTACTCTGATTCGCGATAACCTTACGGCTAAGGGGCAAACTAAGTTCAATTTCCGTAGGCGCTTCGGCGGGGCCATCGTAAATTATGAGGCAGCGAAACTCATGATTATGACTACAGGGGCCGCGTGATACTTGTGGTGTTAACAACTTAAATGCTGCTATCATGTGAATGTCTAAGGAGGCGCTCACATGAAGCGGCCAGGCAAGAAGCTTCCGGCAAATTCCCTCGGAAGATGCAAGATCGATGGATGCGGTAAACGAGCGGTGGCATTTCACTTATGCTCGGCGCACTACTCAAAGTTGAACAAGTTCGGTGACCCGTTGGCCGGAAGAACCAATGACGGCGGGTTATGCCGCGTCGAAGATTGCGGCAGAGAGAAGAAGGCTCGTAGCCTATGCACGATGCATTACGAGAGAGTTAAGAAACACGGAGATCCTTGTGTCTCGAAGCCGCCGCCGCGTGGTTGTAGTATTGATGGATGCAATGATGTTCACAAAGCGCACGGATTATGCTCCTTCCATTACGGCCGTAGCCGCGCGCATGGTGATCCTTTAGGCGGACGCCAACGACGAATACGGCGTTATGAGATGGGGCAATGCAAAGTAGATGGCTGTAATCGCAAGGCCAAGTCTCTGCACCTATGCGGGAATCACTTCGCCAAGCTGAAAAAACATGGAGACCCTCTTGGGGGTTACGTCCAAGACGGTCGCTCTAAACAGTGGCACGTCCGCAAGGGCGGTTACATCATGAAGTTCGATCGCAGCAATCCATACGCGAACAAAATTAGCGGCATAGTTTTACAGCACAGCGCAGTGATGGGTGAGGCGCTAGGAAGGCCATTGCGTAATGGTGAAACGGTACACCACAAAAACGGAAACCGTAGCGACAACAGATTAAGCAACCTTGAACTGTGGAGCAAGGCCCAGCCCGCTGGGCAGCGAGTTAGCGACAAGGTGAAGTGGGCGCGCGAGATTGTGAAGGAGTACGGGCACTTGTTTTAGATGTTCAAATCCTGGTGAGAGGAGTTGGCCGTGAATGAAATTGAATCCGCCTGTAAGTCCGGGTTGTTATCAACGCGAGCGAAGAACTGTCTTCTTGCCGAACGTTACTACACAAAATCCGCCGTTATGGCAGCGACCGATACTGAGTTGTTGAAACTTCCAGGCATGGGTCGAACGTCTCTTAATGAGATCAAACGATGGTTAGGCATAGATGTCGCAAAGCCTCGTACAAGCCCAATTGCCATACGCTGGGCAACTACGCTTCTTCGTAATAACGGATACGTCGTATATTTGAAGAAGCGGAAAAAGTGAAGTAGCACTGTCCTGGTGAGAGGACGCAAACGGGGCCGGCTTTCGAGTCGGCCCTTTTCATTGTGGTTGGGCAAACTTCTCACCCGAAGGGACATACCATGAGCATTCGAGACTTACACAGCAACATCCGCACGAAGACTGTAGTCAAGGCTGGCGCGAACGCTTCTGCCGCTGGCCAGGCTGGCGTGATCATTGATCGCCAGGGCTACGGTGGCGTCGAGTTTATTTTCAACTACGGCGAGATCACTGCGACGGATGCGACGATCACGGTAGTAGTGAAGGACGGCACAGCGACTGATGCGCTTGCTAGCGTTGCCGACACGTACCTGCTTGGCACCGAGGTGCTCGCTGGTGTTGCGGCTACTACTCCGCGCGCATCCGGTGTGAGCAAGAACGTGACCAAGCGCCTTGGCTACGTTGGCGACAAACGTTACGTGCAGGCGAGTATCGGCGCCGCAACGGTATCGGCTGGCGTGAAGGTCGCTGTGGCGGCCGTGCTGCACTCCCCGCAGTTAGCGCCGCAAGACAATCCGTAGAGACACTCTGCGAGGAATAGGTCGCATGCTCACCCATGCGGCGCCGTGAGACTCGGCACCACAACTTTTCTGGTGAGAGAAAATGAGAGACGGAGAACGACAGGTTAGTCCCACGCTGGACGGCATTCGCCGCGATCACGTGGCGCGGTATCAGTTCGCTGCGAACGTCATCGTCGGAGTTGGCAAACGAGTCATCGATTACGCATGCGGCATAGGGTACGGTTCGAAGATCCTGGCGGACGCTGGCCACATCGTAACCGGGTATGACATAGACGCAGAAGCGATCGAGTACGCAAAGGCGCATTACCAATTGGACGGGCATCTGCCGGAGTATCGTATCAACAACGGCGAGGCCCCGAGTGACCTGATAGACGCGGATGCAGCGGTCTGCTTCGAGACAATCGAGCACCTAGAAGATCCGAAGCCGTTATTGAAAGCGCTGCGCTCTGCCGCTCCAATCCTGATTGCGAGCGTGCCGAACGAGGCGGTTATGCCGTGGCGACGCGCTGACGGCGCGGTTGCCGCGTACCACTACCGACATTACCTTAAGCACGAATTCCACAACCTGCTCAAGCAATGCGGGTGGCATGTTACGCAGTGGTACGGGCAGCTCGATGATGTGTCCAATGTTGAGCCTGACGTAAACGGGCGCACGCTGGTTGCGGTTGCTGAGCGCGCAGAGGGTGACGACGAATCAGCCGAGCGTCCGAGTCGGCACATTGCAATCGTAGGCTTAGGCCCGAGCGTTGACCAGTATCTCGATACGGTTAAACGGCTTGGCGGCCGGCACGCATTCTGCACAGAGACGTGGGCCATCAACGCGCTCGGCAATGTGCTCCAGTGCGACTTGGTGTTCCACATGGATGATATCCGCATACAGGAGATCCGTGCGGCAGCAAAGCCAGCCGGCAACATCGCGGCAATGCTGCCGTGGATCAAGACCAGTCCGGTTCCGGTGGTCACGAGCCGATCACACCCGGATTACCCGGCGCTCGTCGAGTATCCGCTAGAGGAAGTTCTAAACCATTTGCAGCACGATTACTTCAACAGCACTGCGCCGTATGCGGTGGCGTTGGCGGTGCACCTTATGGCGCCGCTCGTCGAGCAGGGAGTCGAGTGCAAGATCAGTTTGTTCGGCCTGGATTACACACTTGCGAATCAGCATCAAGCTGAAAAGGGCCGAGCGTGCGTCGAGTTCTGGATTGGCCAGGCAGTCGCGCGCGGCATCAAGATTGCGATGCCTAAATCGACGACGCTGTTAGACGCATGTCATACGCGATCGGAACGTCTGTATGGCTACGATTGCGTCGACGTGAAGTTTGACATGCAAGATGACGGCAGCGTGAAGTTGGAATTCGTGAATCGCGAAACCCTGCCAACAGCAGAGCAAATCGAGAAGAGCTATGACCATAGCGCGCCAATCGCAGAGCAACACTTACATAAGCAGGAGAGTAATCATGTTGCATGAAATCCTTGTTGATTTTCCTGGTAGCCAAGACGGTACGGCTACAGAGAATTTTGTTGCTGGCACGCGGCGCGAACTATCTGCCTATCTAGCGGCGCTTGTCGTTCCGTGCGGATGGGCTAAGCCAGTGGAGCAAGAGGCTGATGCGCCCGGCGAAGCGGAGCGCGTAGCGGATGAGTCTGACCCCGCAGAGGCGCAGCATCACGCCCGCACATCGCATCGGCCGGTGTCGAGGCATAAGCGATAGCGAATTCGTGCCGGCGCTAAGTTCATCGTGCGAGATGATTTGGTGGTAGATCACACGCGCCAAGGTGCTCGGGCCGCATGGACGCCGGCGATGTTCGAGAGAAACCGTAAGCTGTTCATTTTCAAGTGGGGCCAGTACTCAGTCACCTAAAAGGGTTCATCATGGCAACGTACAACAAGTTCCAGCAGTTTACCGAAGACCTGGCGCACAAGGTTCATAACCTCGGGTCGGACCAGCTAACGGTAGCGCTCACCGCGGCGGCGAGTGCTCCGGTCGCGACGAATTCCGTTCTCGCGAATCTGACAGAGATCGCATACACGAATCTCTCGACGCGCGCGATCACCACGGCATCGAGTGCGCAGACTAGTGGCACGTACAAGCTCACGCTGACCGACCTTGTGCTTACGGCCAGCGGCGGCGCGGCGGCTGCATTCCGCTACGTTGTCGTTTACAACGACACGCCGACCTCGCCCGCCGATCCGTTAATTAGTTGGTTCGACTACGGTTCGGATCTCCCGCTCGAGATCGGCGAAACTCTAACCATCGATTTTGACGGATCGGGCGGATTCGCAACCCTTGTATAACACGGAAGGTGACGACATGAGCATAGAGCAGCTACAGAAAGACATCGCTGACGCGCGAGCAAAGTACCAGGCGGCGGCGCAGGAGAAGGAATCCGTGTGGCGTCCGTTGTCGAACAAGGTCACATCGCTTCAAAAGGAATTGACCGCAGAGATTGCGAGCGGGGCCGGAGCGTGCGAGAAGTGCGGCGCGCCGGCACACGGCATGTTCCGCTTCCCGCAGACGCCGAAGGGCATGGATCAAATCAAGCTCGTCGAGATCTCCTGCTCGCGCTTGTGCAAGGTTTCGACCGTTGACCAGGATCGAGAGAAAGCTGTCGAGAAGTGGAACGCGCAGTACGCGCGCAAGGTGAGCTAATGCCTTGGGTCGTGGAGTCACCGGTCCTCGACGGCGCGACGGGCGAGCGCAAGGGCACGGCGCGCGTTTGGGTGGTCACTGAGGAGCGGGCAAAGCAAATCGCGAGTGACGCCGTGGATAGGACGTACCGCTACGTTGCGCGCGAGGATATGCACCCGCAGGCGCGCGAGAATATGTGAGAGGATCCGTGTCGATCGTATCCTCTCAGAATTTCCTTGACGCGCACACGCAGAAGGATGGCCAGCGCTACTGCAAGCAGGTGTGCGTGGACTCTGCCGGCGGCAGCCATCAGCAACTGCTGCGCCTATCGCCAGGGGATGATGCTGATGCTAGGCTGGCATCCTACGCTGCGCACCTTCTTGTCTCTCTGGCGGAGCAGGAATACCACCGCGTCGTCCGCCGGGATGCGCCGATCGTCTTGGCTCACCAGACGAAGGAGGAATTTGCCGCGCGCTACTGGCAGGAATTGCTAGCCGCATATCGTGACGTTGACAAGGTGCGCGTGGGCTATTTGATCTGGTGGGTCTATAACCGATTCTCTGATGGCGATTTCACGAGCAATCAATTGCGTCTCACATTCAACACAGCTTACGAACGATCGCTTAATGTATCGCAGTGGAATACGCTGGTGACTGATCGCTTGATACCGATCCGTGATCGCTACCAGGCCATGCTTGATGAGGCGGAACTGTAATGTCGGAATACTACGTTCGCAGCGGCGCAACGGGTGCGGCGGATGGCTCGATCTGGGCGGATGCGTTTACGAATATCGCTGCCGCACTCGCTGTCGCAGGATCTGGCGATACGCTGTGGGTGGCGAATGATCATTTGTATGCGCACGGTGCGTCGTACCTGGTATTCGGTCCAGATACCGGCGTAGGCGTACGAATTCTCGGGGTTAACACGAATTCCGTAGAACCGCCAACTGGATTGGCCGATCCGCCTACAGCCACAGAGGCAGTGGGTTCGGCGAATGCAGGGCTAGCCATAGCGGGGCGGCTGTTTATCGACAGCATGATTTTTTTATCCAGCACGTCGAGTTCTGGCGGTGCGCTGTTCACGTTTGGATCAACCATATCGTGCAATGTGCATTGTGTCCGGTGCAAACTACAGTCGTGGACAGCCAATTCCTTCGGCGGATTTCTGCTAGGGTTTGGTCCGTCCACAGCGAATGATGATTCGCTGACTATCTTCGATGACTGTAGTTTCTACAGCAATAACACAACAAGAATGTTTGCTGTCCAGCATGGCCGGACATTAATTAGAAACTGCACCATCGATCCAGACAGCGTGACTCCAACGCAACTAATCATGCAGAGAGCGGGAGTCGCTGGTGAATTGATAATTGATGCCAGCGATGTTTCTGGAGAGGCGTTCAGCTATTTTATGGATCCCGCAGGCGCGGGATCATCTCGTGTATTTGCCAGAAATCTGAAGATGCCATCTGGGACTGCGGCGGCCACGGGCTCAGCGGACGGGCCCGGTGGTCCGGTAATCGCGTTGCATAACACTGCTTCAGGCGACGTGTACAACAACATGGCGCGCGCTGAGCACGCCGGTACGCAGGTTGAGGAAACGACGCTTGTGCGCACGGGCGGGTCCGATGTGTCCTACCGGATCGACACGAGCGCGAACGCCGCTTACCCGAACGTACCGTTTACCTCCTCGGAAGGCGCGATGTACAACTCGGTCACCACCGAGCAGACGCTCACTGTCGAGATCCTGCACGATACGAACGTAGCGGCAGGCCAGGGATCAGGGACTGACTTCGACTTCACGAACGCCGAAGTTTATCTGCGCGTCATGGCTCTTACTACATCTGGATTCCCGCTCGGCGAGTGGGTGAGCGATGCGCCTGCGGACGTGTTCGCTACGCCTACGGATCAGGATGCATCGAGCGAGGCGTGGACGACTACAGGCATGACGACGCCGGTAAAGCAGGCGCTCTCAGTCACATTCACAGCGGCGGAAGCTGGATATCTGCATTGGGAAGTTTGCGTCGCCGCCGCTAGCAAGACGCTCTATGCGGATCTCTCAAGCCCGACTCTGAGCTAATGGCTACATCACGATTACTTCCGGGCTACGGCTTCATCGTCGAAACACTGGACGAGGATAAGCTGCTTCCGGGGTTTGGGTTTATTGTTGAGACAGAGGCGGCTGGTGGCGCCTTTACCCTCACTGCGGAAGCCGGTTCGTACACCTTAACAGGTCAAGCTGCTGCCCTCACCAAGCAGAGCGTACTCACTGCTGCGGCCGGCAGTTATGCGATCACCGGACAGGATGCGAGCCTGCTGACTGGCTTCGCGTTGACCGCTTCGACTGGTTCCTACACGCTTACCGGCCAAGATGCCGGGCTCGCCAAATCGAGCCTGCTGACGGCGGATGTCGGGGCATATGCGCTAACCGGACAAGACGCAGGGCTGCTCAAAGGCAGCTACCTCACGGCGGCAACCGGCGCGTATGTTCTGACAGGCCAGGATGCCGCGCTCCTGACCGGGTATGGTCTGACTGCGGAAGCTGGTGCATACGCGATCACAGGCCAGGATGCCGGGCTGGTAAAAACGAGTGTTCTTAGCGCCGAGACTGGTGCTTATGCGCTTACCGGGCAGGATGCGGATCTCACCTATACGCCAGTTGGGGCATTCACGATCACGGCGGGCACGGGCGCGTATTCACTGACCGGCAACGACGCCGCACTGGTAGCAGATCACGTTATCACTGCGGCGACAGGCGCATACGTTCTTACTGGCAACGCCGCCGCGCTTGGAACCGGGTACACGCTAACGGTTAGCGCTGGCGCATACGCTCTCACCGGCAATACGGCGAACCTTACTGCTCAACGTCTCTTGAGCGTCGATGCTGGCATCTACACGCTCACAGGGCAGGATGCGACGCTCACCTACGCGCAAGTGGCCGGCGTGCAAGGTGCTCGTAGGACTCGCGGCGTATTCTCTGTAGGTCAGCGCCCGCCGCAACTTTCAACAGGACGCAGAGTATGACGCTACGTGTGATCACGGGGCCGGCTGTTGAACCGCTGACCGTTGCCGAGGCTAGCGCGTGGGCGCAGATATCAACGACGATGAGCGAGCCTGCGCCGGGCGCTGTCACCGCGGCGCTCGCATCGCCTGCCGTCGCTGGTAACGTCGACGACGGCCAGCACAGATATGTAGTTACATTCCTAACAGCCATCGGCGAGACGCAAGCCGGCGTGGTGTCGGACGCTGTTACGGTCGCCGACAAGACGGTGAACGGCAAGGTCGAGATTACCGCAATCCCGCTTGGGGGCTCGCTAGTCGCGAGCAGGAAACTGTACCGTACTGAGGCCGGCGGATCGACGTACTTATTACTCGCCACGATCGCCAACAATACGGAGACTACGTACACCGACAACAGCGCGGATGCAGACTTGGGTGCGGGCGCACCAAGCGCGAACACGACAGGCGATCCGAAAATCTTGCGACTGATTCAGGCGGCGCGAGAGGACTTCGAGGACCGCACTGGGCGCAGAGTCATCACGCAAACGGTGGAGCAGGTCTACGATGCGTTCCCCGAGAATGAGATCAAGCTCGGAATTCTGCCGATCCAGTCTATCGAGTCGGTGAAATACTACGATACGGACGGCACGCTGCAGACGTTAGACTCCGATCAATATGTGCTCGATCGCGACATGCTGCCGGGCTGGCTACTGCCTGCGATCGATACGTACTGGCCGTCAACGCGCAACATGGCGCAGGCGGTAATCATCCGCATGATCGTCGGGTATGGCGATACTGGCGCGAGCGTGCCTGCAAAAATAACGCAGTGGATGTCTCAGCTCGTTAAGTACGGCTTCGATCAACCGGGGCCGGTGAACATCGGGGCCGCAGTCAACGAGATGCCGCGATCGTACGTTGATGGTCTGCTCGATGCATTCGACATAAGGAAGACATGACCAAGAAAGAGATGTTCATCCTCCTGCGCCACGAAATTCGCGGGGAGTTGGATGCACTCGAAGAGCGAATCGAGACACTGGAAGGCAGAGCCGCGGCAGGTGACGACACTGCGAACCCAGACGAGTACGAAGCGCCGCATGCGGAATCGCCGGGGACCGCGAGCTTCAACTCGGTACTCAGAAAATCGCCGCCGTGGTTTATTCCTAGGTTGCGTGAGAGCGGGGTGGACACCTTGAAACGGTTGCTTAGTCTGCGCGAATTTCTTACCGCAGAGAATGTCGCCACGCTACACGGCATCTTGAAGGACGAGGGTTACGAGTGAACCTGCGCCACCGTATCACGATTCAGTCGCTAGTTAACAGCCAGGACGAGACGACCGGCATCATGACATCGACGTATGAAACCTTCGCCGTTGTGTATGCCGAAGTGCACCCGCTCTCGGCGCGCGAGTTCATCGCCGCCAACATCGCGCAGTCGAATGTCACGGCGAGAATAACGATCCGCTACATGGCTGGCATCAAGCCGTCCATGCGCATCCTGCACGGCGACTCTGTGTTCAACATAGAAGGTGTGCTGGCGGATGATAAGAGTGGGATCGACTATCTCACGTTACCTTGTTCGGAGGTGGTTTATGGTTGAGGTCGAAGCAAATCTCAGAGGTGACGTTGCCGGCGCTCTCGATAAATACGAGGAGAGTATTCGGCAAGACGTTTTGTTTAGTGGAGCTGCCGCCATGGCGCGCGTGGTGTATGCGGAGTTGAAGCGCAACACGTCAGGCTCCAGATTCAGCGAGTCAGAGCAATCATTCGTAGGCGCAGGCAAAAAAACGAGCACGCTGCACGACGCTGTGTATCGTACCTATTCGCCATCGCGATCCACGGACCAGGTGAAAACGTATCATGTCGGCGTCAACAAAAAGAAGGCTCCGCACTGGGCATTGATCGAGTACGGGCACATGCAACCGTACCGAGCAGTACTGACGCAGAAGCGCGGATGGATCACGCTTAAGCGGGCGCGGCACACGCCGAAGTTCATCGGACCGAAGCCTTACATTCGGCCATCGCTTGCCGCTATCCCCGGCGCGATCGAGGCCGGACAAAAGCGCATAGCGGAGCGGCTTGCGATGCAGACCTTCGTTGACGATGCGCTGGCGCTGTGAGTGTCGAGACTCAAATCTATGCGGCGCTCAAAAATCTTGTGGGCGGGCGCGTCTATCGTGATGAGGCGGACGAGACCGTACCGACGCTGCCGCGCATCGTCTTCTGGCAGGTGGGCGGCCCATCGATTAACTATCTCGACTCCGCAACGATACCGGACAAGGGATGGGCGCGCGTGCAGATCAACTGTTGGCACACGCGCCGGGATGATTGCAACACGTTGGCCAAGCAAGTCGAGAATACGTTACGCGCTGTCGCAGGATTGCAGACTACCGTAGAGGGCGCGTTCTTTGCGATCCCTCCAGCCATCGGCCAGGATCCGAAGGTGTTCGGCACCAGCCAGGACTTTACCTTCTTTGCATGAACGATGAGCCCGGCAACAAAAGAGCTTCATCAAGTCTTGATCCGATTACTCAAGGGCTGTCTCAGTGCTTGGGAAAAATGGATAAGTAAACAGCAGTAAGAGTAAGACTGCCTCGCGGGCTGCATAGGAAACGCGCAGCCATGATGCCTCGCAGAAATCAACCGTCGCCTTCTGGGCGATTTTTCATTTCTGAGGGGAATAAATCATGGCAGCAAGACTACCGAATGGCAGCATTATCGCGATGGCTTCTGGCTATGGCGACGCAAAGGACATGACTGTATTAACGAACGCCAGTCCGGGCGTGGCAACTCTGGAAGCTGGTCACGATGTTGTGGAAGGCGACATCATCGAAGTCACCTCTGGCTGGACTCGGCTTACTGGTCGAATCGTGCGCGCTGGCACAGTAGCGACGAACGACGTAGATCTAGAGGGCATCAATACTACGTCGACGGTTGCGTACCCTGCAGGCTCTGGCGTTGGGACTATCCGAGAGATTAGCGGCTGGACTACGATTGCGCAGATTCTTGGGGTAACGACTGACGGCGGTGGGCAACAGTTCACGAACTTTCAGTTCCTGGAATCCGACGCGCAGTCCAGGCTGCCGACCGTGCGCGACGCGGCTGGAGCTACGCTGCAGATCGCTGATGATCCGTCGCTCGCTGGATACCTCCTGCTGGAGGCTGCCAGCGATGACCGCGATCCGCGTGCGGTTCGTGTCACGCTGCCGAACGGCAATTTGATTTTCTACAACGCTTACGTCTCGCTCAACAAGACGCCGACGTTGACTGTCAACGAAGTGATGTCGCTTACGGCAACGCTCTCGTTCGTGAACGAGAACCCGGTGCGCTACACGTCGTAGACATGGCGATACCTCGCGCGGTCTGCGACTAGGCCGCGCCTCACCAACAATCACAACGGCCGGCAATCATGCTGGCCGTTTTCATTGGAGCATCATGCATGGCAAAGCTCACATTCAATGCTAACCCGACGTTCTCAATCAACGTGAACGTTGCGGTTGACGGCGGAACCAAGGACGAGATCCTAATCACGTACAGGCACCGCACGCGCAAGGACAAGGAACAATTCGCGCGCGAGGTCGCCGAGCGTTACGCGGCGCTTGGAGATAAGCAAGACACTGACGCGGTTGCAGACCTAACCGCTGACGTGCTGATGGAGATGATCTCGGCATGGGCGTTCGAAGAGCCGCTCACCAAAGAGAATCTTAAGCACGTTTG